AGTCCGTGACCATCGGCATGGGCGATCTGGAGATCGAGCTGACCGAAGCCGAGCCCTCCGCAGAAGATTTTGACGCTAACTTGGCAGAATACATGGCCGATAGCGCCATGAGCACCATGGCCAGCGACCTGTCGGGCGACATCGACAACGACCGCAACAGCCGCAAGGACTGGGAGAAGGCATACACCGAGGGCCTCAAACTGCTGGGTTTGCAGATCGAGGAGCGCACCGAGCCGTGGAACGGCGCATCTGGCGTGTTCCATCCGATGATTACCGAGGCTGTTGTCAGGTTCCAGTCAGAAACCATCACTGAGACATTCCCGGCCAAGGGCCCTGTGCGCACAAAGATCGTGGGCAAGGAGACGCCAGAGAAGAAAGCTGCGGCCAAGCGCGTGGAAGAGGACATGAACTTCCAGCTCACGGAGAACATGCACGAGTTCCGCCCTGAGCACGAGCGCATGCTGTGGAGCCTCCCGGCCACCGGCTCCGCATTCAAGAAGGTGTACTACGACCCGAGTCTGGCCCGTCAGGTGTCGATCTTCATCCCGGCCGAGGACATCCTGCTGCCCTACGGCACGTCCAACATCCAGACTTGCTACCGCCTGACGCACGTCATGCGCAAGACCAAGAACGAAATCATCAAGCTGCAGCAAGCTGGCTTCTATCTGGACGTGGAGCTGGGCGATCCCGACAAAGCCACGGACGAGAGCAACAAGGCCAAGGACAAAGAGACCGGCTTCAGTGACATTGACGACGACCGCTACACACTGTTGGAGGTTCACGTTGACTTGGACCTCGAAGGGTTTGAGGACACGACCAAGGGTGACGACAGCGAAGAGACTGGCATTGCGCTGCCGTACGTGGTGACGATGGTCAAGGGCACCAACGAGATTTTGGCAATCCGCCGCAACTGGAGAGAAGATGACAACCTCCGCCTCAAGCGCCAGCACTTCGTACATTATCAGTACATCCCCGGTTTTGGGGCGTATGGCTTCGGTTTGTTCCATCTCATCGGAGGCTTCGCCAAGTCAGCGACGTCAATCATGCGTCAATTGGTGGACGCTGGAACGCTGTCTAACCTGCCCGGCGGTCTCAAGTCACGGGGACTTCGCATCAAAGGTGATGACACTCCGATTGCTCCGGGCGAGTGGCGCGACGTAGACGTCGGCTCTGGCAACATGCGCGACAGCATCTTGCCGCTCCCATACAAGGAACCAAGCGCAGTTTTGGCCGCGCTGTTGGACAAGATTGTGGAAGAAGGCCGTCGTTTTGCGGCTTCCGCAGACATGAAAGTGTCGGACATGAGCGCTCAAGCGCCCGTGGGCACGACTTTGGCCATCCTTGAGCGCCAGTTGAAGGTCATGACAGCGGTGCAGGCCCGTCTGCACTACGCTTTCAAGCAAGAATTGCGTCTGTTGGCCGCGATCATCCGCGACTACACCGACCCAGACTACGACTTTGAGCCAGAAGAAGGCAAGCGCACGGCCAAACAGTCCGACTACGCGGCCTGTGACATCATCCCAGTGAGCGATCCCAACGCTGCGACCATGTCTCAGCGGGTTGTGCAGTACCAAGCGGTCATCCAGATGGCCCAAATGGCCCCTGACATCTACGATTTGCCCCAGTTGCACCGCAATATGCTGGAAGTCTTGGGCATCAAGAACGCTGAGAAGCTGATTCCGCTTGAAGAAGACATGAAACCGAAGGACCCTGTGTCCGAAAACCAAGATGTTTTGAACTGTGCGCCCATGAAAGCGTTCATGCACCAAGACCACGAGGCCCATATCAAGGTGCACATGGCTATGGTGCAAGACCCATTGGTGCAGCAGTTGGTTGGCCAGAACCCCAAGGCCCCACAGATGCAAGCAGCCCTCATGGCACACATCTCCGAGCACGTTGGCTACGCGTACCGCCAAAAAATCGAGCAGCAACTGGGTATGCCCCTGCCGCCCGAAGACGAAAAGATGCCTCCGCAGGTTGAATTGGCGCTCTCGGCCATGATGGCCCAAGCCGCGAACCAAGTTTTGCAGCAAAGCCAAGCGCAAGCGGCCCAACAGCAGGCTCAACAGCAGCAACAAGACCCTGTTGTACAAATGCAACAGCAAGAACTGCAAATCAAGAACCGCGAAGTGGCCATCAAGGAGAAAAAACTCCAAGTCGATGCCGCCGCGCAAGCAGACAGGCTCAAACTGGAAGAAAAGAAGCTGGCCGTGGACGCTGCGGCCAAGGCAGACCAGCTACGTGCTCAAAATAAAGGCAGTGACCCCGAAACTGAAGCACTCCGTGCACAAACCCAACTGGCCGCGGACCAGCAACGTGCTCAGTTTCAAGCAGCAGCCGATCAAGCGCGAGCACTCATGGCCGCGCAACAGCACAACCAGAGCCTGACTCACAAAGAGCAGGTTCATGAGCAGAACTTGAGGCACCAACGTGCACAAGCAAAGGCCCGCCTTGAAGCGGCAAGCAAACCAGAAGGCAAACCACAGGAGAAGCCTAACAAATGATCGAAGACTTCGCACGCGTATTGCGCGAACAAATACGCACCGATCTGAACAACTATGCTGACGACCTCGCAGGCGGGGTTTGTCAGGATTTTGCCCAGTATCAAAAACTCTGCGGGATTATTCAGGGTCTAGCCCTTGCAGAGCGTTACTTACTTGACCTTGCAGAGAAAGTGGAGAAAGCAAATGAGTGAAATCCTATTGCCACCGGGCATAGCACTACCAGACCACATCCAGCCTGTCGATAAGCCAGACGAAGATGCGGACAACGAAACCAAAGCAGGTGCGCTGCCGACCCCCACAGGTTGGAAGTTGCTGTGCGTAGTACCAGAAGTCGATGAAAAGATTGCCGGTACATCGCTCGATCTCGTCAGAGACACTGCCACCATGCGACAAGAAGAGCACGCCACAACCGTGTTGTTCGTACTTCGTGTGGGCCCAGATGCGTACAAAGACCCGACCAAGTTCCCCGCAGGCGCGTGGTGCAAGGAAGGCGACTTCGTGCTCGTGCGTACATATTCCGGTACGCGTTTCAAGATTTTCGGAAAAGAGTTCCGTCTGATCAATGACGATCAGGTGGATGCTGTTGTGCAAGACCCTCGCGGTTTAACCCGCGCATAAGGAGTACAAACTTTGGACGAATTTAAATTCCCCGACGAAATCGACGAAAAGAAAGTCGAAGTCAACATTGACGACGACATCGAAGTCGAAATCGTAGACGACACGCCTGAAAAGGACCGTGGTCGTAAGCCTTTGGAGCGTGAGGTCGAAGACCCCACAGACGAGGAGATCGAGAAGTACACACGCGGTGCTCAAGATCGAATCAAGGAGCTCACACATGCTCGCCATGACGAGCGCCGTGCCAAAGAAGCTACTCTGCGCGAAAAGCAAGAACTTGAGCGTCTTACACAACAGTTGCTGGAGGAGAACAAAAAGCTCCGCCAAAACGTCAACACAGGGACTGAACAGTTTGTAGCCCAAGCCAAGACTCTGGCTGAGTCTGAGCTGGAAAAAGCACGCCGTGAGTACAAGGCCGCACAAGAGTCGTTCGACTCCGATGCCATCCTTGCCGCTCAGGAGGCACTTCTCGACGCCAAGATGAAAATGGAAGCTGCGAAAAATTTTCGTCCAGCCCCTTTACAAGTCGATGAAGATGATGTACAAACTAACCATCGCGAACCCCAACGCGTACAACCGGACGAAAAAACCTTGCGCTGGCAAGCTAAAAACCAGTGGTTCGGGGCTGATGGGTTTGAGGAAGTTACCAGCTACGCACTAGGGCTGCACCAAAAGCTAGTGAACTCAGGGACTGACCCAAGGTCCAATGAGTACTTCGAGCAAATTGATGCTCGCGTGAAGTCCAAGTTCCCTGAAGTTTTTGGGGAAACCGAAGACAAGCCTTCGCACGGTGAGTCTCCAAGAAAACCTACGTCCGTCGTAGCTCCCGCCACAAGATCGTCGGGGGCTAAAAAAGTCCAACTGACGACAACCCAGCTCGCGCTGGCCAAGAAGTTTGGATTGACACCGCAGCAGTACGCTGCACAAGTAGCAAAATTGGAGAATCAAAATGGCTGAAAACCGCGCACCTCGTGATTTAGTTTCACGCGAAAAAACCTTACGTCGTACATATACGCCGTCGAGTTCTTTGCCCGATCCGACACCTGAACCCGGATACACGTATCGCTGGATTGCGACACATATCTTGGGGCAGGCCGATCCAACCAACGTGAGTCGCAAGATGCGCGATGGCTGGGTACCGGTGAAAGCTAAGGACCATCCGGAGTTGATGTTGATGGGACATGACTTAGAAGGCAACGTGGAAATCGGTGGACTCATGCTTTGCAAGATGGAAACCGAGCAACTCGCTGCTATGGCTGAGTACTATGGCCGTCAAAATCAAAACCAGATGGATTCAGTGGACAACCACTTTATGCGAAACAATGACCCTCGTATGCCTCTGTTCAGCGACCGCAAGTCAACGACCAGTCGTGGCGGTGGTTTTGGTTCTGGTTCTAAGTAACTTTTTCAAGGAGTCTTAAATGGCTTATCCAACGGTAGCGGCCCCCTACGGCCTAAAGCCCGTAAACTTGATTGGTGGACAGGTTTTTGCTGGTTCTACACGTAATGTGAACATCCAGTACGGCTATGCCACGAACATTTTTTACGGTGATTTCGTCGCGATTACTCGCGGCTTTGCCACTCGTCTGGCAGTGACTGATGGCGGCTCTGCTTCCACCGGCGCTCCCGGTTACGGTCAAGTCGGCATCTTCTTGGGTTGTTCGTTTACAAACCCAGTGACCAAGCAAAAGCAGTTCAGCCAGTTCTGGCCCGCTTCGACCTTGGCAGGTGATGCTGTTGCCATCGTGACTGACGATCCTGACACCATCTTCAAGGCTGCTGTCGTGACATCGCAAGGTGGTACCACTATTGGTTCCGCTTCGCACGCCATGATCGGTCTGAACATGACCATCTCCAACTTGGCCGGTAACACCAACACTGGTAACTCGTCGAACGGCGTCTTGGCCAGCTCTGCTGCCACTACTGCTGCTCTGCCTGTGCGTATCATTGATGTTGTGCCAGAGACTGCTATTACCTTGGGCACTGCCACTTGGTCTAGCGGTACAACCACTTTGACTACCTCTGCTTTGCCACAAGCTCTGCCAGTCGGTACTGAAGTTGGCTTCTTGGCCTCTAACGGTCAGTACGTTGGTACAGCCAACTGGGTTTCTACAGCGGCTAACGCTGGCGCAACCTCTGTTGTTGTCAACGCACAATATGGTGTGGTTAACGCTGGTGGTGTTGCCGCCACTGCAACCGCAATTCCCGCAAGCTCCACGCTAGTGTTTACGCAGTACACCGAAGTTCTTTGCAAGATCAACTTCGCAAACCACTCGTACTACACCGCGCTTGGCTCTCAAACCGCTTAAGGAGTAACTTAAATGGCTATTTCACGCGCACAACTGTTAAAAGAACTCCTCCCCGGCTTGAATGCCTTGTTTGGCATGGAGTACGCACGCTACGGCGAAGAGCACAAAGAAATCTACGAAATCGAGAAATCGGAGCGTAGCTTTGAAGAAGAAACCAAGCTCGCTGGTTTCTCCGCTGCTCCTGTCAAGAACGAAGGCTCTGCCATCGCTTACGACAACGCGCAAGAAGCGTTTACCGCACGTTACAACCACGAGACTATCGCTCTGGGCTTCTCCATCACTGAAGAAGCTGTGGAAGATAACTTGTACGACAGCCTGTCTGCTCGCTACACGAAGGCTCTGGCCCGTGCCATGTCTTACACCAAGCAAGTTAAGGGTGCTTCCGTTTTGAACAACGGCTTCAGCGCTGCTTACACTGGTGGCGACGGCGTTGCTTTGTTCTCGACAGCTCACCCATTGGTTAACGGCGACCGCAACGCCAACACACCAACGACCCAGACTGACCTGAACGAAACTTCGTTGGAAGCCGCAGTGATCGCTATCGCTGCTTGGACTGACGAACGCGGTCTGTTGATTGCTGCCAAGCCTCGCAAGTTGATCATCCCACCAGCACTGCAATTCGTTGCAACCCGCTTGTTGGAGACCAACCTGCGCGTCGGTACAAACAACAACGACATCAACGCGTTGAAGAACAACGGTTCGATCCCTGAAGGCTACGCCATCAACCACTTCTTGACCGACAACAATGCTTGGTTCTTGATGACTGATGTGCCTAACGGCTTGAAGATGTTCGAGCGTTCACCTTTGACCAACAGCATGGACGGTGACTTTGACACCGGTAACGTGCGTTACAAGGCCCGTGAGCGTTACAGCTTCGGCTGGTCTGATCCTTTGGGCGTGTTCGGTTCTTCCGGCTCGTTCTAAGCGACGAAAGGGGTCCTTCGGGGCCCCTTTTTTGTTGACACCGCGCATAGTTGGTGTATATTCCAAACATCTGGGTGATTCGCCTTACCGCCACTGCCCCAGCAGACGATGCAACGATTGGTAAGGTATCTTTTGCATAAGGACTTTTTGTCATGGCACGTTCTACATTTGAAGGCCCGATTCTTTCGGGCGACAACCGTTTTGGCCCCCTGCGTAACGTTGGTTACACGCTTTTATCCCAATCAGCGCAATTAACGTTGACAAACACAACCCCCAACACTGCTGCATACGGTGGTAGTTCTGGTGTTTTTGTGGCTTCCAACGGTATCCCCAACTCCCCCGCTGTTGTTTACACCCCCGGTACCACTACCGCAGCTACCATTACTGCCGATAGCGCCACCGCGCTTTTCCGTGGTGTTGTTTTCTATTTGCCAGTAGGAAGCTCAATTGAAAACGTATTTATTGATACCGTGGTTGTGCCCACCAACGCAGGCGGCGCAATTACTGTAACTCCTTACATTTCCAACACTTTTGCCACGTCGGCTGGCACTATTGCTACTGCGGCTGCTATTAGCGCCGTTGGTCGTACAACTGCCACCTACACTGCGGCTCAAGCCCCTGTTGCTTACTCAACATCGTCAGATGTTCCGGGT